CTCTAGTTCTACCAGTCTGAAGAGTTTTAGTTTCTGTGGTTACGTTAGTCGCCACTCCATCTTGTGATGATCCAAATGTTGTCATTTATATTTTCTCCTTAAAATTTTATGTGGGCCCGAAGGCCCACAAAATTATTTATTACTGTGTATCAAAAGGTGTTGCTAAAGATCCTGTAGCATTAAGTAATCCCTCTACAAAGTAAAGGTTTGCTGCTACTGCAGTAAACTTAATGTAAGAACCTTTTAAACCACCTGTTGTTGCAACAGAAGCACCTGCTTCACCATTTAGGTTAACTTCATTGTTTGCTGTAGCCGGAACAAATTGTTTTCCAGCAACTGAAGCATCAATTCCAAGTGTAACCATACCAACAAATTTGTCAGCTGTGTTAGCAGTTTTGATAGTTCCAGTGAAATCATCTGTAAAAAGAATTTCAAAAGTAGTTCCAATTGTGCTTGGATTATTTGGATCACTTCCTGGTCCTGCTACAGCTGAATCAGCTGATGCATTGATTGCAGGTATTGTGATTGCAGTTGG